ATGAAAAGTATTTATGACATAAGACGCAAAAACCTTAACGAAATCATTCGCAGGGATTTCGATGATACCCAGTTACGTTTTGCCGAACGAGTGAAACGTTCGCAGAACCTGGTCAACAGGTGGTGTACTGGTATCAAAAACATCGGCCCGAATGCCGCGCGCATCATTGAAGAAGCAGCGCGCAAAGAAAAATTCTGGCTTGATGTTGATCACGACCTGGCATTTATTCCAGCAGATAACTTTGTTCCGGCCACCGAAGATGGCGAATGGACTGTAGAGAAGCAGGCCGCAGCCACGCTCAACGCCTGGATGAGAAAGAACCCGGAAATGACATCCGAAAAGAAAGTTGCTGTTGCAGCGGGTATTGGCCCGGCCACAGTTAACAGGATTATGAAAGCGGAAGTCAGCACAACTATCGGCGTTCTTTCCTCTCTGGCGCGCGCGTTCGGTCATGAAGCATACGAGATGATTATTCCCGCCGGCGCTCCTGGTGTTATCGACTACGACCACCGGTTGTATGCGGCTCTGCCACAGGAAGAAAAGAACAAGATCACCTCATTCATCAACTTCGTGTTTGAGCAGAACAAAAGTAAGTAATCCCCCGCCATTCTGACGCTTTACCTGCCCGATGGCGGTAAGCTCGCGCCTCACATAATTACCAAAATGGTAATTTTTTCTCGTCATACCTATTGACATAATCACTTTTTGATCCGATTATTACCTAAAAGGTAATACAAGAGCACATCGCTCAGGCAGAAACCACCACTTCGTGGCTTTCCTGCATCTTTATGTATTACCAAATTGGTAATAGTTAGGTTCATATGCAGTGGAAAGTCATCAACGGTTGGTACTGCGTTACAGCTTGCGGGCTGATGAGCTGGAAATTCCGCACGCTGGGTGAAGCAATGATCTGGGTATTCGTCAGCAAGCTGGCGGTAAAAACGGAAATGGATATGGGGGTGAGCAAGTGAGCGAATCAAAAGAACTGGTGCTGGTACAACTTCCGGCACCTGCAGATCTGGAAGCGGCATTCATCAGTGATGAGTACATCTCAAACCTAATTGCTGATATTCGCCAGAAAGCGTTATCGGTAGTTGGTGACGTCAACACGGTTAAGGGGCGCGGCGTTTATATCAGCATGGCATCTACCGTGCGTCGCACTAAAACAGCCATCGACGACGCTGGAAAAAATCTGGTTGCTGAAATGAAAAAGCGCCCTGCTCTTGTCGATGCAAGCCGCAAAAAAGTACGCGATGCGCTGGATGAACTGGCGGTAGAAATACGCCGACCGGCTACCGAATGGGAAGCTGAACAGGAGCGCATCAAAGCTGAAGAAGCTGCTCGAGTTAAAGCTGAAAACGACCGTAAGCAGTTCGAATCAGATCACGAAATTGCCCTGCTTATGAATGACGCATTCGACCGCGAAGCGAAGGAGAAAGCAGAAGAAGCAGAGCGCCAGCGCATTGCTCATGAAGAAGAGTTGAAGCGCCAGGCGGAAGAAAAGGCCAGGCGTGAAGCCGAAGAGAAAATCGAGCGTGAACGCGCCGAATCTGCCCGTCGCGAGGCTGAATTAAAGTTCAAGGCTGAGCAGGCAGAGCGTGAACGTATTGCCGCAGAGCAAAAAGCTGAAGCAGAGAAGAAGGAAGCCACAGATCGTGCCGAGCGCGAAAAACAGGAAGCTATCGCAGCTGAGCAACGCAAGGCGCAGGAAGAAGCCGAGCGCATCAAACGTGAAGCCGAAGCGAAAGAAGCGGCCCGTCTGGCGGAAGAGAAGCGCATCGCTGATGAAGCGGCATCACGCGCTGCTGATGTAGAGCACCGTCGGGCCATTAATGCTGCTGCGGTCCAAGCTCTCATTGACCAGGGCATTCCTGAAGACTGGGCAAAGGCATGTGTTGTCGCCATCGCTCGCGGGAAAGTCCCAGCAACAACCATCAACTACTGAGGTGGCTATGCACATTCAGCAATTCAATAACCTGAAAAAAATAGCAGTTCAGTTAAGCAATGACTACCAGCTGTCATCTGAACTGTACGACCGCCACGTTGAGCTGATCGAAGCAGTTGCTGGTTGCGAAATGGAAGAGTCATTCAAACGCGCCATTCTCCGTGCTGGTGTTCGTTACGAGGTAATGGAAGCGGCATTTGAAAGCGATGATTTCGAAGAGCTTATGTCGTCATTCAAACGTGAATTAACTGGTGTCATCGCACGTCTTGACCTTGCTGACCAGATCGACAGCAAAAGGAATGCGGCATGAATACCGGCATCTATTTCGACATCAGCAACGATGACTACCACGCCGGTGACGGCGTGAGTAAGTCACAACTGGATATGGTGGCCAAGAACCCTGCCCTTCTGAAATGGGTGAAGGCTGCTCCGGAAGATGAAGAGAAGAAATCCGCGCTGGACATGGGTACTGCTCTGCACTGCCTGCTGCTTGAGCCGGAGGAATTCGATAAGCGTTTCATCGTGGCGCCACAGTTCAACCGCCGCACCAATCAGGGTAAAGCCGATGAAGAAGCATTCCTGAAAGACGTTGCTGGCATGGGCATGACTGTCATGGATGCCGAACAGGGCCGGAAGCTGAAACTGATGCGCGACAGCGCAATGGCCCACCCGGCGGCGCGCTGGATGCTGGAAGCACCTGGCCACTGTGAAGCATCGATGTACTGGAACGACGATGAGACTGGCGAGTTGTGCCGCATCCGCCCGGATAAATGGCTGAATGAGCACAACGTGATCGTCGATGTGAAAAAGGTTGCAGACATGGATCGCTTTGCACGTCACATCGAGGAATTCCGCTATCACGTCCAAGACGCCATGTACCGCGAAGGCGCACTGAAAGTAACCGGGCAGCCGCACGGATTTTTCTTCCTGGCTGTGAGCGAAACCATCGACTGCGGTCGATACCCGGTCCGCGTGTTCGAACTGGATGCGCCGGACGTTGACGCAGGACACCAGTTATTCCGCCGGGATCTGAACACCTATCACGAATGCCGCATCAGCGATGAATGGGGCGGAGTGGAAATTATTAAACGCCCTGAATGGGCACGCAAACAGGATATGTACGTATGAGAAACGATATCGCAATCACATCACAGCCCGGCGCTACCGTAGGGACCGCTGCGGCAATCTTCAGTCCTGAAGGTATGAATCAGCTTGTTCGATTCGCTGAACTAATGGCCGGCAGTAAAGCCACAGTTCCTGCTCATCTTGCAGGTAAACCGTCCGACTGCCTGGCAGTAACCATGCAGGCAGCACAATGGGGAATGAACCCGTTCGCTGTTGCGCAGAAGACGCACGTTGTAAACGGCACTCTTGGCTATGAAGCACAACTGGTTAACGCCGTCGTGTCCTCTTCAAACCTGCTTTCAACCCGCCTGAATTACCGCTGGGACGGCGACTGGTCAAAGGTGAATGGCAAGAGCGACAAATCTCCATCACTGACCGTAACAGTGTCGGCAGTCCTGAAAGGCGAAGCAGAGCCGCGTGAGCTTACCATCAGCATGGCTCAGGCCGGTGTCCGTAACTCTCCACTGTGGGAACAGGATCCACGTCAGCAGCTTGCTTATCTGTGCGTTAAGCGCTGGGCGCGCCTGCATGCCCCTGATGTTCTTCTTGGTGTCTATACACCCGACGAACTGCAGGAGACAACACCGCGTGTTGAGCGCGACATCACGCCACCTGCGGCAACTGCTCAGGGCATGAACAGCCTGATCAACTCAAAGCCTGAGCAGAAGCAGGAAGATCGTCAGCAGCATAAAGACGATCGCGGTCCTGAAGAGATTCTGCACGCATTTTCCGGCGCGGCGATGAACTACAACACCCAGGCTGACCTGGACAAAGCGTACAAATACGTTGCTCAGAAACTGGCTGGTGATGATGACCTGCTGGCAAAAGCAACCGACGTTTACACCATCCGCTGCGACGAACTGAACGAAGTACCGATGTAACCACCACTGCGGCGCCGCGCGCGTCGCAAATGCAAGAGAGGTAATGATGAAAAGAGCATTTGGCAAAAAGGAACTGATGGCAGTGGTGCCGGTATCTATGAGCACCATTGACCGCATGGAGCGCAATGGCGAGTTCCCGCAGCGCTTCTGGATCACTGATAAGCGTTGTGCATGGAACGCTGAAGAGGTTGAGAACTGGCTTGATGAACGTCAGGCCACCAGCCCGGCAGAGTTCACCGGAAAAAAGCCGCCGGTTGATCAGCGTGTTTACCGCCCAGTAAGTAACGCCGCATGACAGCGCTGATCAGGCACTGGGAAAAATGGTCAGGATGGTACTTATTCCTGACCGCCGTTTCCGCCTGGCTGTATCTGCTGGCGGTAATTTTCAGAGAAGGCTGGATCCGATGAGCAAATTAACCCGTCTTGAAAAGTATCACCTGAACAAAGCATCCCATCGCAGTACTGAGAAAGTTATCGCCGTAACTGCGGCGGCGATGGAGGTAGAAAAGCGCGCTGTTGATCGTGAATCGAAAGGCCAGTTCCGCATTGCAGCCAGGCTCTGGTTGCTGTGCATGGATGCAGCAGTCGGTGAGGTTGAACGCGCCAGAATAGCGATACGCCGTGATCAGTGCATATCGAAAGGTAACGGCCTGCGCCGTGGCGAATACGCTGGGATCGGATGTCGCGGGGTGGTGTATGACTAACCCTCACGACAATATCCGCGTCTGTAGCATCACGCTGGTTTATTCATCTCTTCGTTGCGGATGGATTGTGCCAGGCAGAAAGGTTATCAAAAACCCATTAAAGGCTCAGCGCATTGCTGAGCTGATGAACAGCAAGAAGGTGGCGGCATGAAATACGGAAGCGTGTGCAGCGGCATCGAGGCTGCCAGTAAAGCGTGGGAACCTCTCGGCTGGAAACCTGCGTGGTTCTCTGAAATCGAACCATTCCCATCCGCAGTCCTCGCCAATCACTGGCCGGAAGTATCAAACCTCGGCGACATGACCAAAATCGCCGATGCGGTGCGCACTGGTGATGTCGAAGCACCTGATGTTCTGGTCGGTGGTACGCCTTGCCAGGCATTCAGCATAGCCGGATTACGGGAAGGCCTGTCTGACGACCGCGGGCAATTAACTCTATCTTACGTGGAATTAGCCAATGCAATCGACGCAAAGCGCCGCGAATGCGGTAAGCCAGAAGCAATCATCGTCTGGGAAAACGTCCCCGGCGTGCTCAGCAGCAAAGACAATGCCTTCGGGTGCTTTCTGGCAGGACTTGCCGGAGAAAGCAGTGAGTTGCAGCCAGCAGGGGGAAAATGGACGCACGCAGGTTGTGTGTCTGGACCAGAAAGGGTTATCGCCTGGCGCGTCCTTGATGCTCAATTTTTCGGAGTGGCCCAACGACGCCGCCGTGTGTTTGTTGTCGCAAGTGCTCGAAAAGGATTCGATCCCGCAGAAATACTTTTTGAGCAAGACGTCGGCAGCGGGTCGACTGAGGCGAATAATGTTGGGGTCGAAGGATGCTCCAGCACAGTTGATAACTGCACTCTCTATCGCTTCAGAAGAACAGACTCATACATCGATGACGGAGTAAGCAGCACGCTTTCGGCCAGAGATTATAAGGACCGTCGAGATCTTGTTGTTATGGCCGATAATCGCGTAAGAACCCTTACCCCTCTAGAATATGAGAGGCTTCAGGGATTTCAAGATGGGCATACGCTGATCCCGTACGAGGGAAAACTTGCTGATGACGCGCCGCGTTTCAAGGCGATCGGAAACAGTATGGCGGTGCCGGTTATGCGCTGGATTGGTGAGCGCATCGACGCAGCTCTGCCAGCCGAGAAGCTGAACGGTGATTATGGCGGAAGTAAAACACCGCTCGACCAGCGTGACCTCTGGCGCACTCCACCAGCCATCTTCGTTTCCCTTGATGCTGAGTTTTGCTTCCAACTGGATGCCGCCGCAGCGCCACATAACGCTCTGTGCAGGAAGTTCATCACCGCCGAGCAGAACACTCTGGAAACGCCATGGGCTGATTACCTGAATGTGCCTGGCTACGTCTGGCTGAACCCGCCATACAGCGACATCATGCCGTTCGTGAAGAAGGCTGCCGCCGAGAGCGCCAATCAGATCGGCACGGTCATGCTGGTTCCGGCAGACACTTCGGTTGGCTGGTTCAAGGAGGCAATCCAGACCGCCAGTGAGGTTCGTCTCATCACCGCAGGGCGGCTGGCATTTATCAACCCAGTCACAGGTAAGCCGGTCAGCGGCAACAACAAAGGTTCATTACTGATTATCTGGAAGCCATATCCGAGAACACATTGCGAGTTTACGACGGTAGACCGCGATACTCTTATGGCGTATGGGAATTACCGTCTTGCAAGACGGGAGGCCGCTTAA